TGTGGTAGCCATGATTGGTTCTGGCCGTAGTCCAGATACTTTGCGGTGGCTAAACGCTAGAGCACTTTACTTTGATCAGTTGCGTCAGCAGATGGCTGAGGGTTCTTTAGATATTGATTTCGATGATGAGAAGCTTCTTGACGAGATGCTGATGATCAAATATAAGTTTAGCCCGAAGGGTGCGATCCAGATTGAATCTAAGGATGATATGCGCAGTCGTGGCATAAAATCTCCCGATAATTTGGATGCGGCAGTTTATGCGGCTGCAGATATCTCTAACCTATTGGCCACCCCAGGCATGGGTATCGGGGATATGGTTGTTCTGGATCCTTGGGAGATGCTGGATCTTGACCAGCGTCGGGGGATGCCGATATAATTGTTTTAGTAAGCCGCACCCGGGAATACCCAGAGTACTGGGCGAGGTAGCCTTCCTACGGGACTTACTGTTTAGGACTGTGCTAATTGACTACCATGGATAAATTAGCTAGAGGTGCTCTTTGAGTTTCCGAGGTGCGATTCCTCGCAGTCCACTATTTATTATGCTAAACTAACGTTTATGGATGAAAAAATTAGTTTAGAAGAGTTAAGTGAGCGTTTTCTAGCATTAGATGCAGAAAACTTCAAATTATCTGAGGCATTGAATAATGTTTCTTTGATGTTGGATGATCGAGGCTGGAACCCAGTTACTGCAGACACTAACGATCTTGGTGTGTCTTTGAACAACTTGCATGTTGCTTCACGCCAGTTGCGTGAACTTTCTGTCGGAAACCCACTTATCAAGCGTGGTTACAAGTTGCGTTCATCATATGTTTGGGGTCGCTCATTCATTATGCCTAAAGTTTCTAACAGGGTAAAGACCAGAATCACTAACCCTGTGAATGAGAGATGCTTGTTCTCTCCTGCAGCTTACGAAGAGCTTGAACTTACTGCCTACACTGATGGCAACGTTTTTGTTTTAGGTCGCCTATCTGACCAGCAGTTCATGCGTGTACCTCTTTCTGAGGTTAGCGGTGTTATGACTGATCCTGATAACAACGAAGTTATCTGGGCTGTTCGCAGAACTTGGAACAGAAACACCGGCACAGGTAACGTTGAAACTATTACTCGCTGGTATTACACAGACACTTACCCTGAGAACGCTGGTAAGAGCAGAACTATTTTGAGTTCAGCCACCATGATCAACGAGCCAGTTGATCTAGGTTACGTCATGTTCCATCAAGGCTTCAACGGCCATGTTGGTTGGACTTTTGGTGTGCCTGATGCTCTACCAGTTATTGCTTGGTCAAAACTTTACAGAGAGTTCCTAGAGAACGGCTCGATCATGACTCGCGCCCTAGCGCAGTTTGCTTACAAGATTTCTTCTAAGCGTGGCTCTGGAGTGAACAATGCTGCAGCTAAAGTTGCTGTCGCAGATTCATCGCGCATCGGTGCGACAGCAGCGATGGGTGCAGACACAGACCTAACACCAATTGCTAGAGGTAGCGGCTACGACTTTGATGCAGGTAGATCTCTAGCATCTATGGTTGCTGCTGGTCTTGAAGTTTCTATTGTTGCTTTGCTGGCTGACCCTGGTCAGTCTGGAGCCTACGGAACCGCACAGACACTAGACACTCCGACAGTAAAAGCTATGGAAGCTCGCCAGCATGTCTGGTCTTTGTTCTACAAGCGCATTCTTCGCTTCCTAGGCGCACCTAATGATGTGCAGATTACTTGGCCATCAATTGAAGTTGAGCCTACACACAGAATGGTTCAGGCCCTTGCGATGGCATGGGAAACTGGTGTGCTTTCACCGCAGGAATACCACGCAGCAATTATCGATTTACTAGATATTCCTGCTAACGGATCTACACCACCTCAAGGAATTATGATTCCAAACAACCTAAACTTCCAAGACACAAGATCTAACGATGCACAGTCTTCAGGTAGCGTTGTTCCAGGCCAAGGTCAGAGTGGTGCTGTAGGTAACTTAGCTGATGGCGATAACGAGCTTAGGGATCAAAACCTCTAATACTGTGTGGTATTATTACTTTGTAATGTTCCTACCTTTTTTGGAGTTCTATGTTAAGGCTTGACGAGTCTGTTGCGTTTGATGCACAGGCATCTGGTAACAAGTGGTCTGTAAAAGTTATTGAATCCGGTTGGGGTTCCTCTGGCTACTACGGCGCAAAAATGCTTGAAGAGTTCGGCCCACAAGTTTTCAAGGCCGGAACAAAAGTTTTCATGAATCACCCTAGCGTGAACGAAACCTCAGATAGACCTGAGCGTGATGTTCACCAGCTAGCAGGTAAATTAGTCAGCGATGCAGTCTTCACTGAAGGCGCACTTTATGCTGACATAAAGTTTTACTCACACTATGCTCCCATCATTAAAGAGATGGCAGACGATGTGGGTTTATCAATCCACGCTCTTGGACAAGCCTACGCAGGCGAAGCTGATGGTCGTAAAGGAATGATCATTGAATCACTAGTCGCAGATCCTTTGACTAGCGTTGATGTGGTTACAGTAGCTGGAGCAGGGGGGAAATTTATTTCCCTGCTCGAAAGTTACACTAGAATAGAAGAAACCACAACAGTGGTGGAAACTGACAATATGGAAGGTATAGCTATGTCTATTACTAAAGAAGAATTTGAGGCAGCTATTGCTGACCTTAAAGCTACTTTCGTTGAAGCGATTAGCCCTGTGGTGGAGTCGGTTTCGATTCTAGCCGAGGCCGCTAAGCCAGCCGAAGCTGAAGAAGGCGTTGAAGAGGAATCTGAAGACGCAATTGATCCAGTAGAGGTTGCTGAAAAGTTTAACGAATCAGGATTGCCAAAGGTTGCACTTAAGCGTGTAGCAGAGGCTCTAAAGTCCGAAAGCAACACCAAGTCTGTTGATGAACTACTTGCAAGCGAAAAAGAGTATGCAGATGCTCTTCGTGCTTCAGTGGTAACTCCAGCAGCAGTAGAATCAGCAGCAGTCATTGGACACGTCCAAGAAGCAGCTAAGTCTACTACCCTTCAAGACGAGTTCGATGCCATTGTGGCTCGACGAGTTACTAAGTAGAAAGGCTTATCTCATGGCTTTTAATGAGGTTTATAACAAAGCAGAATCTTTGGTTCTGCCAGTTGGTAGCACAATTAAATCAGGTTGGCCTGTAGTTGTCGGTGGCCTTTATGGCGTAGCCGAACTAGACGCTTACACTGGTCCAGATGCTGCTACTTACACAACTGTCAAGTTCAATGGTGCATTCCAGTTCGACATGTCAGCTGCATCACCAATCGCTCCACTTGCTACTCTTCAAGGTCAGGCTCTAACTGTTGGTCAGGCAGTTTACATCACTTCAGGTGGCGTACTAACTACCACAGCTTCAACCAACATCTTGTTCGGTCACGCAATCCGCGCTAAGTCCGCAACTACTGCTGTAGCTGCTAACGAAGCATTTATCCGCATCTTCGGTTGCTAAGGAAGGCAAACATGAATATCACATCCCGTCAATTAGAAGCCGCTAAGGTTTGGGACGACGCTCTTCGTGGAGATCGTGCCGCACAGTTGAGAGTAAAGGAAGGTATTTCTACTTCTGACTTCCCAACCCAGATTAGCCCAGTACTAAACCAGATCCTTTTGGAGCAGTATGCTGCTCTTCCAAAGGTTTGGGACACATTCGCTACCAAGCTAACACTAGACGACTTCCGTCCGCAGAAGTACTTCCAGTTCAAGTTTGACCAGACCACAATCCCATCTTCAAACGGTGGAGTTGCGTTCATGGAAGGTGCACTTCCAAACGTAGGCGAGTACGACGAGTACCCAACACTATCTTTCTCAGCGACTGACCAGTCAATCTCTGTTAGAAAGTCTGGTGAGAGAATCCGTTTCTCATGGGAATCTATCGTAAACGACAACAACTTTGGTGTTCTTGAGCGTCTACCTAGCGAGCTTGCGCTACACGCTGCCGGTCTTGAAGACATGGAAGCAACAAGACAGCTTGTAGGCGTTGCTGGTCTAAACACCACCAACTTCAACGCTACCAACCAAAACGTTGGTTCAGTTGCAAACGGTGCTGGTCTAAACCCAACACTAACCCTAAACAACCTACAGCTAGCTATGGCTGCTATCAGCAAACAGACCTACAACGGTCGCACAATCACCCCAATCCAGCGTTACACACTTGTTGTTCCGCAGGCTCTTGAGTTGACTGCTCGTAACATTCTTTCCATAACAGAAGTTCGCACAACTGTTAGCGGAGTAGAAACAACTACTGGAAACCCAGTAGCTGGCATGGTTGATCTAGTTGTAAACCCTTGGTTGACTCGCGTTAACACTGATGCATCAGCTGCAACTACCTGGTTCTTGATTCCTGCTCCTGCAAACTCATTGAACCCTTCAGTAGTTCTAGCGTTCCTTCGTGGATACGATGTTCCAGAGCTACGCATCAAGGACACAAACAGCTACACCCTTGCTGGTGGAGAAGTTCCAGTCCGCGATGGTTCATTCGACAACGACGACTTCCAGATGAGAATCCGTCACCTTGCAACAGGTAACTTCCTAGTTCCTGCTGGAACCTTTGGTTCAAAGGGAACTGGTATCGCTTAATCGATCTAGTTCAAAGATTAGCCCTCAGCTCAAAAGGCTGGGGGTTTTTCTTTTGTCTGCTATAATAAATATGCAGCGTCCTCTCCTTCGCTGTTGTTGTGTACGTAAGGCCCCCTGTCGTAGATTCGTCTCCAGGGGGTTTTACTTTGTGGTAAAATAAATGTAAATAGACTTGGAGTTCTAATGGCCCAGAATTATCCGCTTCGCATTGAAGCTGGTGCAACATATACCCGTCAGTTTAGGTTGACTAACAAAGACGATGGTTCTCTTTACAATTTTACCGGATACACTGGTAAAACTCAGATCCGCGAATATCCTTCTTCTACTCTTGCCCTTGAAGTTACTACTTCTATCGATGTGCCTACAGCAGTTATTACTATCACTATCACTGCGATTCAGAGTGCAACTTTGACTGATCAAAAATATTATTGGGGTATGGAAGTTTCTGCTGCCGGCGGTGAGCCTACTATTCGTTTAGTTGAAGGTGAAGTTTCTGTAACACCGCAGGTGGTTTACTAATGGCTGACGACATCATCATTGAAGTTCTCAATGAACCTAATGATGTAATTGAAGTTTCGCATGTTGATGGCACTGCTACCGAAGTTTTTTATGCGTTAGGTGAAACTGGCCCTCAAGGCCCGACCGGCCCGACCGGTCCGACTGGCCCTACCGGAGCCACTGGTGCTACTGGTGCTAAAGGCGACACTGGTGATCAAGGTATTCAGGGTATTCAAGGTATTCAGGGCGTCAAGGGGGATACTGGCGATACTGGCCCGCAGGGTATTCAAGGAGTAAAAGGTGATACCGGCGCAACTGGGGCTACTGGTGCTACAGGGCCACAAGGTATTCAAGGTATTCAAGGTGTTAAAGGTGATACAGGTGCTAATGGTGCCGATGGTGGTTCTTCTGCTTTCTTTCCATATAGTGTAAAAACAACAATTCAGTCTGGCGACCCCCTTTCAGGACATGGTATTTGGAATACTGTTGGTCAGATTGACGCAACAATTCTTTCTGCAAGCCACTTTGATAAAGACGGTGATGATGTAAACCTATTTCTTCATTTAATCAAAGATGGCGACTTCTTGATTATTCAAAGCACAAACAACTCAAGTCAATATCAAAAGTGGGAAGTAACTGGAGATCCAGTGGAATTTACTGGTTATGACCAGATTCCAGCTAGTTACGTTGAGGGTGGACACATCTTTAGCAATAATGATAGCGTTCTTTTCATCATTATTTCCGTAGGCGTTGTTGGTCCTACAGGCCCGACTGGTGCTACAGGTCCACAGGGTGCTACAGGTCCTACAGGGCCTACAGGGCCGTCTGGTGTTGTAGCTGTAACAGCTCCTATTACTAACTCAGGTACTTCTACTTCAGCGAACATCGGCATTGACCTAACAAACATTGCACAAAGGAACGCAAACAATAACTTTTCAGGTGCTCAAGTTGTAGTTCCAAGTGGTGTTGCGCAGGTTCCAATGACTTTGAGAAGTCTTGCAAGCCAGACTGCCAACATGTTGGAGATTCAGGATGAATTAGCCAATACTTACGCATCTATTACCAGATTTGGTACTACTCGCCTTGGTGGTTCTGTTATGACTGGTGGCCGTCTAATGGTTCAAGCTGGTGGTGCGTTAGTTGGTTTGCAGGTTCGTGATGGTGGTACTGGTGCGAACATTCAGGAATGGCAGTCAGCTGCTGGTTCAAATCATCTTTGGGTTACTTCTGCTGGATTTATTCGTCAGTTTGGCGATGCAGGTGGTCAGGTAAGTATCGTTTCTAATCTTGCAACTAATAGAAATCTAGTTCTGCGTGGTGCGGCGAGTCAATCGGCTAACTTACAAGAATGGCAGTCAAGTGCAGGAACTGTGCTCACGAATGTCAGCCCTAACGGCTCACTCACTGCTCCGAGCCTTACTGTTTCAAGTGGTGGAACATACACAACAGGATCTATTTATGCAGACTCAAACTGGGGAATGCTATTTAGGGCAAGAACTGCTTCCCCACTAAATGCACAATATCGTTGGGCTAACTCCGCTGATACAGAACTTATGCGTTTAGATAACTCTGGTCGTTTGATTGTTAGCACAGCTGGAGGCACTGCTCAGGGAACTGCACAAATTGAAGCAACAACAGTAAACGCAACAACTATCGGCATGATTCTTCGTGGTGCAGCGAGTCAGACAGCCAACTTGCAAGAGTGGCAAAATTCTTCAGCGATCCCTCTTACAGTTATTAGACCTATTGGTGATATTGTTATTGGGGCAACACAAACTGGTAAAAATGGTTCCATAAATAGCTCTGGAGTATCAACATACGGAACATCATCTCTTTTAGTTAGAGGAACAGCCTCTAACCAAAACATGATTGAGCTTTGGGCTAATGGCAAAGATGCGATCATATCTGGTGCAGTTGGAAACGGAACATCAGTTGTTTACACAACATCTGTGAATCATACATTTACAACTAGCGATTATGTCACTGTTGGCGGAATTACTCAAACTGGTGGAACTGGATCATTAAATGGCCAGGGAACTGTAACAGCTGTAACAGGCAATACATTCACAATTGCTAATACTGCAACTGCTACATACACTTCAGGTGGTTATGCTAGAAACGCTGGAACACCAGCGACCATTCTTCAAGCGTATAGAAACGATGGTTTCGGGCTGTTGACTATTGGCCCAAGCGGTGGAATAGCCAGTGCTGATGTAATCTCAACAACTGCGGTTGGATATCAAAACGCTGGATTCTCGGCACAGCCAAATGCTGGTATTGTAGGTAACGCAGCTATTAAAGCTTTTGGAACTCAAAGTCAAACTGGAGCTATCCTTGATGTAAGAAACTTTGTTTCTAAATCTGGTGGAGCAGATCAGTTATTTGGTATTGTGCCAGACTTTTCTGCTTCAGGAAGTGCACAGGGTTATAAGGCTTGGGTTTATCTTGGAAACTCTACCGCACCAACTTCTAACCCTGTTGGTGGTGGCTACATATTTGTTGACTCTGGTTCTTTAAGATATCGTGGAACCTCTGGTGCGTCAACAACTATTGTTAACGCTGATGGAACTAATCCTTTGTCTTCGACCAATAACACTTTTAGTGGTGTAAATACTTTTAATAACTCATTGGGAGTTGGTTCTGGGTTTGCTGGTTCTACTGGTATTGAAATTGGTAATACCACTGGCACTGCAACAACACCATTCATTGACTTCCACTCTGGTGCTACAGCGATTGACTTTGACTCTCGTATTGTTGCATCTGGCGGCAATGGCACAGTAGGTCAAGGAACGCTAACTTACACTGCTGCTAGCAGCATATTTACTGGAGCAATCACTGCTCAAAGTTCTCTTACCGCACAAGCCAATGCAACTATCTTTGGTGCTAACTCTGGTTCTGTGCCTTTAACTATTAGAGGCAGATCCGGCCAAACAGTCAATTTAGAAGAATGGCAAAACTCAGCTGGAACGATACTTGCAAGCATTTCAAATATTGGAAACCTAACTGTAGGTGCTAACCTTACTTTTACAAATCCTGGTGTTGGAAATGAAACAAAAGTTAACTTCACTAAAACTAGCGACCAAGCATGGCTGGCTGTTACGGAAAGAGTTTCTGACTCTACCACATATGAATTTGGTATGGCAGACAATCCTGATGGTGGAGATTACTTCCAATGGAGATTTAATGACTGGCAAAATCCTGGAACAGGATGGATGCCACTTCAAATTACTGCAAACACAAACAGGTTTATTGGAAGAACTACCTCAATGTTTGGAAATATGCAACTTCCATACAACTCCGGATTCTTTACCTACAACAACACTTCGGTCACAACTGACAATGAAGTAAATAAATATACTCCAACAAACTCAACATCACAGCAGGTTCCTAAAGATGCTGGAACGGGAACTGGAACATTTACCGTAAATGCTACTGCTTTTACTGGTACTGGAGCTACTCCTTATTGGGTTACGATTGATGGTACTGGAACATTTAAATGGGGTACTGGAAGCAACTTCTTATCTACTCCAGTGGCTACTGGTGTGGTGATTACAGGTGCTGCACAAACTTTGTCTAATGGTCTTACAGTAACTCTTTCAACTACCGGTCATGTGCTAAACGATAGATGGTCGTTTTCTGCGTATCCTGCTCAACAATTTTCAGTTGGCTCTACGCCACTTAGCTCTGTAATCTCAACCGTAGCTACAAGAGCAAACTTTGTTGGACAAGTTATTCGTGGTGCTGCAGCTCAGACGGCTAACTTGCAGGAATGGCAAAACTCGGCTGGCTCAATCTTATCTCGAATAAACTCTGCTGGAGATTTGTTTACCGACAGAGTAAATCTTGGTGGAGCTGTTTTTGGTGGTGGAATATACTATGGAAAACTAAACATTCTGCAAGAAGCAGGTGGACACAATATCGGTTTGCTGGGTAGAGATAACTCAAGTGTAGATATGATGCGTATGCGTCAAGGTGCAAATTCCGTAGCCGATTTTATCACTATGCAGAACAGTAGTGGTACCACACTTAGTGGTATAAATGCTGTAGGTCAAACTTATACAGGTTCAATAACACCTATAATTACAGCTGTTGGTGCAGGTATAAATGGTGTTTCAGGTAATGGAACAACAGTAACCTTTTCAACAACTAACGCACATAACCTAGCAAATGGTGATCGTGTAACTATTGCAGGTTTGACTCCTGCAGGATATAACGGAACATACGTCATTTCAGGTGTATCAACCTTTAGCTTTAACATTACTAACACTACTACAGGCACTGCTTCAGGTTCAGGAACAGTAAGCGTTGACTCACAAGCAAGCATTACTGCTAGAAGTGCAGGCACAAAAGGATTGGTTATTCGTGGCGTTGCTTCCCACGCTGTTAACTTACTTGAGGTTCAAGATAACTCTGCAAACGTTTTGGCGGCAATCAACGGTGCTGGACTAATCTCTTCTGTCAGACAGATCAGCGTGTCTCAAAGCAACGCTGGCGAAACAATGATGTTTGTTCGTGGAGCAGCTTCACAAACTGGTGATTCTTTTGCTGTTAGAGATTCAAGTGCAAATACTATTGCTGGGTTTAGTGCTACAGGCAGAATTTACTCTGGTGTTTCTGGTAGCGGTCAAACATTTTTAGGTGGCTTAACTTTAGGTGGCGGATCTGTTGCTTCACAGATGGGTATTGTGGCTGGTGCTGCTACTACTGTCGGTGCTGTGATTCGTGGCTCTGCATCTCAGACTGCTAACTTGCAGGAATGGCAAAACAGTAGTGGAACAGTATTATCTCGCATTGATTTAAATGGTTCTATCTCTGTACCGTTTTTAGGTTCGCAAGTTGCAGGGGCTAGTTATTTACAAACAAATGCTGACACACAATCTTTGAGCATCTTTGCTGGTGCAGCTGCATCTAAAGGTCTTGTTGTTAGAGGCTTTGCATCTCAATCGGCTAACTTACAGGAATGGCAAAACTCGGCAGGAACAATATTAGCAAGGATTGGTTCTGGTGGTGCATTTGCTGTTAACCAAATGTACAATTCAACGAATCAAAGCCCTGCAATTCTGCTTGCTGCTACTAATATAAGAATTGACACTCGGGCAGCAGGGTCCATCGGCCTTATTATTAAGGGAACAACATCTCAGACGGCTAATCTACAGGAATGGCAGAATGATGCTGGAACTATAACTGCTCGCGTTACTTCTTCAGGAGAAATTCAATCTGTTACTAATGCTGTTCGTGGTGCTCAACTCTTTACGTTCCAGTATTGGAATCAGTTACAGGAACGTAACTCTGGTGGCGAATTGACCATGAGTAAGCAAACTGCTACTTCAACTAACCCTGGAGCGGATTCAGGCAGAATCTATTTTAGAGATGGCACTGTTCCTGGTACACTAAAACTTGTCGTCAGGGCAGGTGCATCCGGTGCGGAAACCACTATACTAGATAACATACCTCAATAAAAAAATAAACAGGAAGAATAAAAAATGTCACAATTTAACGTATCAAATGAAAACAAGGCAGCAATCCTAAGCCAGCGTCTAGTCGAGCTGAACGCTGAAGGATACAGCAACGAGCTTGCAATCGTGCAGGCTGGTGTTGTAAACAATGCAGAGCAGATCGCACAGTTCGAAGCGAACATCGAAGTGATCAAGGCTGCTATTGCTGCTATTGAAGAAGAGCTAGACAAACTAGCTTAGTTTCAAAACGATAGGGTAGAATAGTCTTATGTCAGATATAATCCCACCAGACTATTCCACCGCTATCGGTCAAGTCAGACTTTTAATCCCAGATACCGAAGTTCTTGAAGATCTTACCGATCCGCTAAAGCCTCTTGAGTATGTGTTCAACGACGCTCAGATTCAGGCCTTCCTGGCCCTTTACGGAAGTAACGTAAAGAGGGCCGCAGCCGCAGCTAAACTCGTCCTAGCGACCTCTGAAGCCCTTATAAGCAAGGTTATCAAGACTGACGACCTCAGCACTGATGGAGCTAAGCTTGGAGCCGAACTTCGTGCACAGGCAGAGGTTCTAAAGGCTGAGGCTGATGAAGAAGACAGTTCAGATGCTTTCACTATTGTCGAGTACGACAGGGATAGCAACTATCCGTACAGCGGAACTAACTACACCAGAAGCTACCGCCTCAACGATTGGGATTAATTATGGCTCTGAATACTAGAGGCATATTAGATTCTAGGTGGCTTGGCCATCATCGTGCAGTTGCTGCAGGTTTTCAGATCTGTAACATAACTATCTACAATGAGAACTTGGGTGGCAGAACCTATAACGCCACAACTAACGCTTGGACTAACGCAGATACTGCTATTTGGGCTGGCAAGGCTAGGATTCAAGGCACAACTAGAGCTTCTGACCGAATGGTAAAAGTCAACCCTACTAGCGTTCGTGAAGTAGAATTCCAGATCTCTTTCAACAAAAACACGCTTGCAGGCGCTACTGCCCCGATGGCAGATCTTCGCCCAGGCAACTACATTATTGTAAACAACAGCCCTTACGACAGCACTCTTGAAAAGTATTCTTATGTTGTCAAGTCTGTTATCAACAACTCTAACCCTTGGCAGAGAACCATCTTAGCTGAGGTTGATATGGAGCTTGATCCTAGTGCCTAATATTGATGAGTTTAGAGTTTACACAAAGAGATATGTTGATAAAGTTTTAGATGCAAGCAAAGACGCTCTAAAGCAAGGCTCGGATGGCGGTGCGGAATACATGCGCGCATACATTGAAAAAGATAGCCCTACGGGAACTCCTTGGCATATAAAAAGAAATAACAACAGAGGTACTGACCCTGGTGCCCGTAAAGAAACTGGGGCTATGTTTGATGCAGTTACTTCGACCGGAGTTATTGGTAACAAAAAGCTATCTACAAAGTTTGGTTGGGTAAATGCCAAGAAAAATTACTTTGCAATGCAAGATAGCGGTGGTTACTGGAAAACAGCTTATGGCAAGCCTAGCGGTATTGGTATGGGTTTATTGAACAGAGCTGGCGACGGTGGCGGTCGAGGCACTATTAGAGTGCTAGGCGCTTACTACCAAAGCCAAACAGATTTTATTGCAGCAATGAAAAAAGCTGGTTTTAGAGAAACTGACAACCAGGGTGGAGAACTATTTTGAGTTTAGATATTTTAGCTGTACATGACCAGATCACTGCAAAGCTCAACGAGCTAAGCCAAGATGTCTACGAGATTTCTGTGCCCGAAGACACAAAGATCAAGATGGGGCCTAACGGCTTGTTCTTGCCTTACATTGTTGCAGTGTATAGCGACATGCAAGAATCAGCAACTGGCAGAGGGATCTTATCTACAAGAAACAACACAGGCACAAGCTTTTGTGTTGTAGAGTGCGTTGCACCAACACAGCGAGCTGCTAGACAGGTTGCCGGACTTGTGCGCGATAAATTGACGGGATTTATCCCGACAGATGCCGGTGAACTCAGACTTATTGGGGGTAGTAATTACACAAACATGGACTCCAAAGGTGTGCCAAAGAAGTATATCTCAGAAGTGTCCTTCGTCTTCACAGTCAATACTGTGGTATCATAATATTGGTTTGAAAGGACTATTTTGGCTACATTAATTAGAAACATTAAAACAGACGTTATCGATTTAGTGCCAGATCACTACCTCGACCACCCAATCTTGGGTGCAGATATCGTTGCCTTAGAGCAAGAAGCTGCCCCCGTATCCACAAAAAAGCAGGCAAAGGTTGTAGAACCTGAGCCTGACGAAACTACTAACGAACAGGAATAGAAGATGCCAACAAAGCTTCTCCGCCCAAACGTAGGTATCTACATCGCGACAGCCGATGCTTTTGCCAACGCAGACATTACCGCATCGGGTTGGCAACCAACCCTTGCACAAGTTTCAGACATCGCTAAGGTATTCAACATCTCACCTGCAGTTACCGATGCTTACACACTAAACCTTACAGATTCAGACAGCGATAACTCACTTTCTATCGTTGACAACGCACAGGTTTCAGTACCAACAACTTACAACTACGAAGTTTCACTAGATGGTTTCCGCGATTCAGCTTCAGCTGCAGATTCTTACTTCAACAAGTTCAAGGCTTTGCTTGCAGACGCAGCAGTTGGAACCAAGTACTACATTATCAAGAGAACAGCTAAGGCTCACAATGCAGCTTTCGCCCTTGGCGACAACATCAGCGTTTTCGGTGTAACCACTGACTATGCAGATGATCTAGTTGCTGATGGTGAAATGATCCGCGTTGGTGGACGCTTCATTCAGACTGGTGAAGTTGCAGTAAACACTACTGTTGCTGCAGGTACTTTAGGAACAGGCCCTTGGGGAACTGTTACCGACACCACTGCAAGACCTACTGGAACTAAGATTCAGTCAAACGGAAACGTTGCTGTATGGTGGGTTCCGGCTGCAGCTGTAACTAACGAAGCTACTTTCATCACAGCTCCTACTGCCGCAATCATCAACGGTGCGACTGTGGTAAACCTAACCGAAGCTATCGCTTGGGATGGTTACACTCTTGGTGCAACCGAGTCAAACAAGATCGACGACAAGGGAATTATTGACAGAACAAACTCTAAGGTTCGTGGTTTTGCACAGTTCTCTGGTGCTCTAACCTTCTTCCGCCCTAGGTTCCCTACAGTTAGCTTGGCTGCAACTGGTACATCTGCAACAAGCGTAGTTACTTTGACTACACCAGCTGATTCAGCTAAGGTTGAAGTTGGAATGAAGCTTACAGCAACTGGTATTGGTACTGGTGCAGTAATTACTGCAATCAACACCTCAACCGGCGCACTAACTGTTAGCGTACCTAACTCAGCTGCAGTCGCAGGCCCAGTAGTGTTCACAAGCTCATACTCACTAGCATTCGACACATTCAAGGCAGCAACTAACGCACGTCCTAACGGATGGTTGGTTACTCGTGTTGGAAAGAATGCAGCATCTGCGCTAATCGCAACTGATGTTGTTTCTGTGTTCAAGTTCACTGCAGACGCAGTTATGGACGACACCGAAGGTGAAGACTCAATGAAGTTCATGGTTAACTACATGCCAGCCGGTCTTATCGGAGTAAACCTAACAGTCGCATAATAAACTGGTTGGGGAAGGGTTTTACGCCCATTTTCCCTTCCCCAACCTCACAACACTAAAGGGCGAAATAAGGATAGAAAAATGGACGAAACAAACGAACAAATGATCGAACAGACTCTCACTCTAGTTGAGAAAGCTCAAGAAAAAGGCACTTTCGATATTACGGCCTTTGCTAAAGATCGTGCATATCCACAGGACACTGTTACAGCGTACCTAGATGTTGATTCAGCATACAAACTTACAGCCTTGAACGAGAAGCTTTCTAACACTCTTGCAGGCGAAGAATATGATGCTCTTGAGGTTGAGGCTAATGAGCTTGCTAAAAAGATTATTGAGTCAAAGGTTGTGTTTCACCTTCGTGGCGTAAACCAAGAAATTATTGAGCGGGTAACTGACCTTTGCAACAAGGCTTATCCAACAGCTAAGGCTAACTTTGGCCAGGGCGAAGAGGGCGAGGACTGGATTCGCTACTGGACTACATCGCTAGTTGCAGAGAACCTAATAAAGATTGTGAACTCTAAAGGCGAAGAAGACGAAAAGAAGTTTAGCCAGCAAGATGTTGTCGAGCTTCGCAAGTATCTGCCTAAAGAAGTTTGGGAGCTTATTGTCGAGAAGATGCAACAACTAACCCTTGCCAGCGCATACTTTAAAGGTTTGACTGACGCAGGTTTTTTACCGAAGTCCTAACTTGGCAGCATAACCGCCAATACATCACCAAGATAAAGGCGGCGATCAAAGTTGGGATTAGACCGGTTGCAATGCTTTTCCATGAACAGCCATCAGATCCTTGGGTTCCACTAGATTTTCTTTTAGTCGAAGCAATGGAGATTCTTGAGGAAGAAACCTGTGCTGAATGTGGCAATCCTATCTGGATCTGTCGTAATGAAAACGCCAGTAATGTGGGTTTCAAGATAAAGACTGCAACTTGCTACGCAAAGTTTGAGTTTGACAAATGGCAGGAAGCTCAGGAAAAGAAAAAAGATTCTGGCAAGAAACATGGCCAATTCCCCTACATCCATGCATACACATATGACAATAGCGATATGCCTAGCAGGATGCAGTTTTACAAAGATATGGTTGAAAAACATAAGGTAGAATAGTAAGAGATAATCTATAGGCGGTATTTGTGGCTCTGAACTTTGATGCGAAACTCTCACTTGATGTTTCGGAATTCCTTGCATCCATTCAAAAGGCCGAGAACGCTGTAGATGGGCTTAGAAAAAAGCTAGCAACCCCAATAAAGATGCCTGGAGCTTCAGGCACACCTAGCGGCATTCCTGGCCGTCAGCAAGCCTCTAACGACTCTGCTGGCGATAGAATGGGCGACGATGCAGAGAGAAACTCTGCTAGAGCCAGATACGCGCTTTATGATGTAGCCGCTGCATACCAGCAAGTTCAACAAATCGGTACTGAAGCGCTAAAGGCTATGATCGGCACAGCTGCGGAATACGAAAGATCTTTTGCTAACGTAGCAAGAACAACAGACTTTGTTAGCGTAAAAATAGGCGAAGCTGCTGAATCTATGAAATATTCCCTAAGTCAGCTTGCGGAAGAAATACCTGTAACCTTTAGCAAGATTACAGAAATTGCCACTGTAGGAAACCAACTTGGTATTGCGCAGGGAGAACTTGTTGGTTTTACTAAAACAGTTGCTCAGTTCGCCACCATCACAGGAATTAGCGTTGACCAAGCCGCTCTAAGCTTTGGTCGTATCGGTGAGCTTTTAGCTAAGACCGGTGAATCAACAGACTTTAATGCTTTGGGCTCATCCATTGCCTATGCCGGTGTAAAAGCTGTGGCTACTGAAACACAGATTCTTTCTGTAACAAAAGAAATTGCCACAACAGCAAAGATGGCTAAGTTTGGCACAGCGGATGTAGTTGGTCTGGCTACTGCGCTTTCATCTCTTGGTATTGCACCTGAAGCTGCTCGCGGATCTATTATTAGAAGCTTTGCTCTAATCAATCAAGCTGTTGGTGAGGGTGGGGATAAACTCAAGGCTTACGCAGATGTCGCTGGTCAGCCTGCCGAAATTTTTGCACAAACATGGACAACTAATGGTCAAAAAGCATTTGGTCAGTTCTTGCAAGGTTTGCAGTCACTAAGCGATGGCGGAAAAAACCTTGATACTGTTCTTCGTGGCCTTGGTGTGCAGAACGTTCGTGACATTCAAACGATCCAAAAACTTGGTGACAACTATGAAGTCTACGCTGATTCTATTAGAAACGCAAACAAAGGTTTTGAAGAAGGTACTTTCCTTGCGGCTGCATATGGTCAAATTCAAGAAACAGTTGCAGCAAAAATTGAGATTGTTCAAAACAAATTTAACAACTTTTTAGCAACTACCGGAGAAGCCTCTTTCCCAGGAGTTCAACTTCTGCTAGATCTTCTAGGATCATTGATTGATCAATTAAACTCTTTTGCTAGAAACCCTTTTGGAAAAGTAATTATAGGTTTTGTTACAGTTGCTACGGCACTGGCTGTGGCAATTGCTGCCATTAACGCAGTTGTTGCTATCACTAAAGCAACGATGATGGCTTATGCAATCGCGATGGAAACAACAGCGGTAGCAAGCTCATCGGCAGCAGCTTCTACTGCAGCAGTTGGAACAGCAGCTACCGCAACCACAGCACAGGTAGGGTTTGCAACAATTGCGCTTAGAGCTTTTCAAGTTGCCGCAAAAGCCTCTGGCTGGTTGCTGGTTGTTTATGCCGGTATTCAAGCAGTCAGTTACCTTGGTGACGCTTTTGAAAAAGCAACTAATTCAGCTGAATACTTTGCGCGAAAAGCTGAAGAATCTTTAAATGGTTTTGCCGGAATGCAAGAGGCCTTAGCTGCAGATTATTCAGCCGCTTTAGAAAAGTATGGAAGTGAAGCTGCAGTAAATGCAGCAATCGCTTCGGGTGAGCTTGACGGCATGACTGCAAGCATGGAGAACAATAGCGAAGAAGCTCAAAAAGCTCAGCAAATAGCTGAAGGCTATGGTGTGATGCTTGGCACAAATGTGGTTGATGGGGTCGAAGACGCAACAAGTGCAATCGAGGAGCAAAACATTGTTCTTGGTGAAAACTATAAAGCTTGGCTCAAAAACAGAATATTACAAAGTGGTACTTTTTCAGGTTTAGCAAATAGTGAAATGGCTATAAACGCTCTTCGTGAGGTTGGCTACTCATTTGAAGGAATAATGAAGGCCTCAGAAGATGGGGAGCAAGGTATTAATGATTACCTTGACAGCTTGGCCAGGGCTAGCGGTTACAATGGTATTCTAGGTTTTAAAGATAGCCTTAATGCTGTTACACAAGGCGCAATGACTAAATTTATTGAGGCTATCGTTGGAGCTAGATCAGAATCTTTCTTACTTGGATATGGCTTAACTGAAGCGGCTGAAGCGGCTGAGACTTTAGCTAAAGCTCCTGAAAGATTCCTAGAATCCACAAAGAGCATAGCTAAGGCACGAACTATCTGGGATTACATGACAGAGGTTCAAGATAAACTTCAAACTGCTTTTGACTGGCGTTACGCTTCAAAGAATGCGGCAGATGAACTTTATACTGCATGGAAAAAAGTTTCTATCAGCTTTAAAGAAGCTAATAAAGAAATAAGAGAACTAAAAACTTCTATGAGCAGTTTGACCGCTGATAGATCCATCCTTGAATACCAACTTTCTATTGCAATTAAATATGGCGACACTTTAAGAGCTAATGCAATTCAAGCTGAGCTAAATGCTAACTCGGACAAAATGGCCGAAAACAGAGCAGCTCAAGCCAAAGCGACACAAGATGCGAGCACAGCTTTGAAGGGGAATAGCGATGCAGCTATTAGAAACCGCCAAACAATGCAAAGCCTTACGCAAACAGACTTGTCATATTTGACAACTTTGAAAACAACTACAAAAGACACAGCATCGCTTATTGCTAAAGCAACTAATGCTAAAGAGGATTTTATCTCTAGGGGTGTTGCGCTTGGTTTTAGCCAAACGGATCTTGATTATTATGCTAAGGATTACGATAACTTTATCAAGATAATTAAAAACACTTCAAGCAAAATTGATCTACCGATGAGTGTTTATCTTGGTTTTGATGGAGCAGATGCGGCTCTTCATAAGTGGAAAGTTGCAAACCAAACTCTCAGCGTAAAAGTAAAAGTAGAAAACCCTGATTGGCTTGCCTACCAAGCTGGTATCAGCGCTCAAGATTTACAGCAATACCAAACCGCAAAGCAGGCAATAAAAGATGGTACAAGAAACCCACCTGCTCCAGCAAAATCTTGGCAAATGATTGTCAATGACTTTGAAAAGAAGTATGGCAAAAAATTTGCATCAGGTGGTTTAGTAACCGGCCCTGGCACTGGCACTAGCGATAGTGTGCGAGCTAACCTATCCAATGGTGAATATGTTGTAAAAGCCTCTGCAGTTAGTCGTGTTGGTGTTGGATTCTTAAATGCTCTAAATAATCAACAAGGTTTATCAATGCCAGCAAGTTCAGTTGTTTCTGCAAGCTCTTCAGGTGGATCAAATGTTGTTTATCTTTCCCCTGATGATCGTGCCCTACTTCGTGCAGCTATCGATAGACCTGTAAACTTGTACACAGATAACGCTAAGATTGCACAGTCAGCTAATGAAGGAAATGTTTTGTTAGCCCAGAGAGGTAGAAACTAATGGCCGGTCAAGTTTATTTTGGTAACGCAAACTTTCAAACTTTTATCGTTGCTCCGCAAAGTGGTATGACTGCTAGTTCATCTGGGTATTCTGCTACAACTGAATTGTTAAATGGTAGATCTTTTGTTAAGCGTTCTTTTGGAGCTTCTAGAAAGTTCAATGCTTCCTGGATTGGCCCAATGAACTCTACGGACATGTCGACTAGCCTTCAAACCATAAAAGATTTTGCGGATGGTTTTTATGGTAATGGTAAATGTTTTTGGCTTGACCCTTATGCAGTAAACCAAAATGTTATGCCCACACATTGGGCCTCTCCGGCTTTAGCAGAATACGACTGGCCAGCAATCTCAGCCACAGTTACCCCGACTTTTAACAGCCTTAGCCCAGCAAATGGATTCCCTTCAAAGCTAGCCAGCTATGTGTTACCGGCCAATCACGTTGATGCTCGCAAATTGACAATTATAATTCCATCAACACATACTTTACATATTGGTTGGCATGCATCAGCAGCTGGCATAAGTGCTTCTTCAGCGGCTGGAATAAGGATGGCTGGCTATAATATCAGCGGATCTCCGCAGTCAGCAGTGAACCCAGTAAGCCTGCTTACAGGTGGCACTACTAGAACTAACCAAACTTTTAGCGGATCAACAACTTCTAGGGTTGAAATATATCTTGCAAATGGTGGCGGAAGCAGCTCGACTGTTTTGCTGTCTGCAATAATTGCACAGGTTTTACCTACCGGAACTTCTGTTGCGTCTGGTGGATTTATTGACGGCAAGGGAACCACAGCACTTCAATTTGCTGGCCCTTTGGAAATAGAATATTACAGCTCTGCCGTAAACAGCGGGCAGATTGGTTTATCTACAACTTTCGTTGAGGTTGACTGATGCCTACTAAGCTAATAACTTCTGGCACAGGGAAGATAGTAAGTGATTCACTTATATCGTTTTCCTACTCCGAGGATGCCACACCTTTAGAGCCTACTTCTAGCAATGGTGGAACTAGCCAAGTTTCTTTTTCTGGCGTTGAGGAAACATCAAATGCTGGACTAGTAAACACAAAGCTAATGATCGGCAACCAGACCAGCATTCAAGATAGTGATTATGGCACTGTGCAGTTTAATGTCAAAAAAGTTTCCACTAACGCAGCTGGTATTGCGACTGTTATTGGCGATTCAATTCAGTCAAGACTAAATGTAATTAAGACTGCAGCACCTTTTTCTGGCACCTTAGCGGGAGCAATAGATTACTACTGCGGGCTTTGCGGTATTACCGGATCATCTAGGGTTATAGACATTGCACTCAATGGTAGATCAGTAAACTTTATTGGCTGGAGCGGTAACGTCTGGGAGTACCTAAAAGATCTGTGCTCTGTAATGAGTTACAACACAACAGATAGATCGCCAGTTGAAATTTACTTTACTGGCACAGCCGTTGGGTTCAGGCCTGCTTTGACCTCAACGGTAAATCTTTCTGAATACCAGTCTGATGTAAATCAGTCTGTCGAGATCTTTGAAGTTGCCCAAACTATTGATGTTTATTCATACAACACAGTTGCTAAAACTAACGCAATTGTTTATGACTTAGAGTATTACAATCCCGATCGCAGCAATCCTCAAAAATCATTTTTATCTAGCTTTTCAGATTCTTTTGAAGTCAACCCTGGCCAAAGCGTTACCAAAGTTTTTAAGATTGATGCCAGCCTTATTAGCATCAAGCAACCTGACTGTGTTTCAACAATTTCCCCTTTTCCGTACGATCCTTCAACTTCTGGTAATGGCCAGTATGTTATTGCCGGATCTGATGGACTGCCAATTCAGCCTGCACAGTGGTTAGGTCAGGGTGGAAGTTTAGTTGTTGCCATTGGAGATAATCCTAATGAGATTAAGATAACAGTAACCGCACCTGCTGTAAATGGTATTTTAAAGACAAATGGGGAACTTGGATTTGCGCCATACAGAATCGGTAAAGAAACCGCTGGCTCCGGTTTTGACTATCCTGCAATCTATATTGTGGGTAACGGAATATTTTACAATAAAGTAAAATCAACTTTTACTACCGGAGCAGATGCTGGGATTACAACTAACCCTGAAGCTCCTGAAGTAGACAACATTTTTATTACAGATAACTTTACTTTAGCCAATGCCAGCCTTGCCGCAGCACAAGCAATCTGTGCTCCTAAAATTTCTGTAAACGGATCTTCTGCTTCAGGCTTTTCTTTTGGGTCAAGCATTGGAAAGTCTTTCAACTTAAACGCAAATAGATTTAGACTAAATTCTATTTCTTTCAATGAATCCGGTGTTTCATGGTCGGCAGAAGAAGCTGTAACTTTTGCAGATTTTAACTTAGTAAATACTGGCAAAACTTTTTCTCAATTCAACTCAGTAATTACTGCTAATATGACATTTACAGATCTTTCTATCATCCCTTTGACGACTGGAGTGTAATGCCTTTACCTGACAGTAATTTACCTACATCATCCTTGCCTTGGGCCAGAGAGGTTGAAAAGCAATTAGCTACAGTAAGCAATACTGTTTCAATCAATGAGATAAATAACTCTGCTAGAGATGCTGCTAGTGAAACTAACTTGAACAATTTGCTAGGGCTTATGGCAGATCAAATTGAGCTAACTACCTACTCAAAAGAACTATCTTTTGGGGCTAACCAGTCGGTTAGTTTTACTTCTGGCCCAGGAAACTTTGTTTCAAATACTGCTGATTTGAATATAAACATAAATTTAAATAAAGCAAGAAACCTTTTAATAAACTACTCAACTTATTACATAGCGCAAACAGACACAATTAACGCCACATCTAGTAGCTATGTATTTTCTACAACACTTTTTGTTGACGGAGTTCAGGTTGATTTTCAGTCAAATGGTAGTTCGCAGCTAATAAATATAGCGGGTAATCAGCTTGTGGACTATGGTTCCATAAACCTTGTAAAGCTAGTGCCAGTTTTGCCTGGAATTCACACAGTTTCTGTAAAAGTAGAGTATTTTGGATCGCCACCAACCGGAGGCTCGGTCTTGATGAACACCTCCGGAGACAACCTAATTGTCACAGTAGTACAGTAAGGTATAATATAAGTTATGGCAGCTAATACATCAAGAGGTATAACATACCCAACTTCAGGAGATTCAGTAGCTCCACTAGAAACAGTCTTTAACGTTCTAGCGACTACTACTAACACAGCTATGGGCAACCTAGCAGCAACCGATATCGTTTCGGGTACATTGCCTATTGCAAGAGGTGGAACTGGCGGCACAACTCAGGCGACTGCACTTTCGGCTTTAGGTGCTTTGGATTTTGGTAAAAACCATATTATAAATGGTGCTTTTGATATTTGGCAGAGAGCTAGTACTGGAACAAGCACAACTGCTACCGGATACTTTGCTGATCGCTGGAGATATTTAGTAGCCGGTGGAACCTCTAAAGTATTTACTCAATCTAGGCAAACCTTTACTGCGGGAACAGCCCCAGTAGCAGGCCAAGAAGGCAGATTCTTTTATAGAGTTGCAGTTACTACTGCAGGAACTTCATATACTTCAGAACTTGTTGAACAACCTATTGAAGATGTAAGAACCTTTGCTAACTCTCAAGTTACAGTAAGCTTTTACGCTAAAACAACGTCAGGAACGTTGGCTGTAACACCACGCCTTGTGCAGAACTTTGGTACAGGTGGAGCCCCTTCAGGTAACGTAACAACTGCTGCAAGCGCTGTAACATTAACTACTTCTTGGCAGAGATTTACTGCAACACTAACTGTGCCAAGCATTGCTACCAGAACTATTGGAAGCAATGAAGATTCAGCACTAGTTCTTTCCTTCTTATTGCCTAATAACACTCTTTATACAATGGATCTTTGGGGCGTGCAAGTAGAGCAAGGTTCTGTCGCAACAAACTTTGCTACATCAGGAGTTTCACAGCAAGCAGAGCTTAGTTTAGCTCAAAGGTATTACTACCGTCTTTATAACCCATCTGGAACCGCAACAACATTTGGAACCGGTGTAAGATTTAGCACTACGGTCGCTTGGGTTTATGTTAAATTCCCGATCACAATGAGAATATCTCCAAGTGCTCTGGAAACTGGCGGAACAATAGATGTTGTTACTACTAGCGGACTAAGCTCTACCACAACTTTTGGTGAAGCTAACCCTGACGGTGCAAGAATTATTTGCACAACTACAGCAGTTGCAGCTTCAGGTGTAGCAGTAGTATCTAGGTTAAATACAGGTGCTTTTGTTGGCTTTAGTGCGGAGCTATAATGAAATACGAAATAATTGAAGTCCAGGGAATTGATGGCGTGGAAGAACATGTAATCGTAGAAACTGCAAATAACGAATACATTACTTTTCCTGCCCTTGATTCAAACCCAAACTACATCCAATTCAAAAAACAACTTGCTGAGGAGCAAAAATGATTCAATACCCTTTTGATAAACTTCCACAAATCACTAGCCCTTATGGCTGGAGAGTTCACCCAACACAGAAGACTAAGAAGCACCACAATGGCGTAGACCTTGTTGCTCCTGCTGGTAGCTGGGTCGAATCTTTTGCACCTGGTCGTGTTGTGCATGCAGGCCCAAGCAAGTCTAAGAAGTCTGACGGATCTGTCGGTGGGTTTGGCTACCATGTTATTATCCGCCACTTGATCAATGGTGAATATGTTACTAGCGTTTACGCACACTTGCGCAAAGACAGCATTCAGGTAAAGGCTGGTCAAAAGATTCAGGCCGGAACACCAGTTGGTCGTCAAGGAACAACAGGTGATTCAACTGGTGAGCACCTTCACTTTGAGATCTGCAAAGGCAAGACTTACCGCTGGAGCAACGACGGATCAAGTTTCTATTCTCCACTTGAATTTATCAAGCATGCTAAAGAGGGTGAGGCTTTGGCTAAGAAAGCTAAGGCAGCTACTCCAGCAGATGAGCCTGCTCACGAAATGCCAGAGCACAGTATTGCTCCGGTAAAAAATGCTCCGGTAGCTCCAAAAACTCTATAAGGTATACTTGTAAATATTGGGCGAGATTGGTGTAAAAATGCAAACACGCATTAAAGAAATTCTTGCTATCCTAGGCGTTCTAGCTTGGCGTGGCTTCGGCGTATTCCTATTTATTCTTGGTGGTGCAGCTGGTTCAGGTGCAGTCATTACAGGTAATCCTCTAACCGGTATTCTTATCGCTTGGGTAACTCTCATGCTAGGTATTGTTGGTGCAGTTGGTTATGCAATTGCTGTTACTGGCAGTGTAACCACAGATGATGTTGCTAAGGCAACCAAAGACGCTGTACAAAAGCACATAGACGAAACCGAAAAGTAATGTCTAACGAGCAACCAGAATTATATGTATCTTTAGGGCGACTTGAAGAAGGCATGAGATTTGTTAGAGAATCGCAGGAGCGTATGGAAAGAAAACTTGACGCACAAGATACTCGTATCAACGAGATCGAGCTTGACGTAAAAGAATTGAAAACCCATAGAACAAATAAAGCCAATTCAATCGCAATCTGGATCTCAGTGGTTGCAGTGCTAGTTTCGCTAATTTCAAGCTTTATGCCTTAGCAGGCAGAATTACCCGACAAAGAAAGTCTCTAGTTTTTTCTAGGGGCTTTTCTTTTTATGCCGTAGGCAGACTTTTTGGCTTCTTCTAAGTTGATTCTATTTACCCATGCCTGACCGGCTGTGCCACCCCAAGCGTCCCACGCCACTCTGCCTGGACTCGGGTAGCCTTCTTGTCCAGAGTTGAATCCGGTAGCTTTACGATCCACTGCGTGTCTAGCAAAATATGATTTCATACGAGCAACTGTATCGCGACTAACGGATGCGCCTGATGCTAATTGAGCCGCTCTGCGCCTTCCTACGGACGTAAAGCCTGATCCCGCCTTACCATCCGAAATCCAGCCTAAAGCCCTTCTAGCGGCGTTCTGGACGCCCTGTGGTGGTTTGTATGTGTCGCCTGCGGCCTCAGAAACATTTACTAGCCCTGGCGGAATAGCTGCAAATCTGCATGCACCATCTTCTTCGATGTCCTGTTCAATTGCACTGCATTCAATGTTTGCTCCTTCACCCATGTGAAACACACAGTTACCACATTTAACGCCAATTGCTAGGTTTGGATTATTTGCAGCATTGTCATAACCTGCATTTACTTGACTACCTTCTGACTGAAACTTTCCAGTCTCAGTAACGATAAGAACCATCGCATCTACTAGAGCTTTTTCATCGCCACTTATTTGTGAGTAAAGTTCTTTATCCATTGCTAGTTACCTTCTTGTCTGTGCTATAAAAACCAGGGCCTTTGAATATAGCGTTTATATTGTATTTTCTAGTAGCTTTTTCACTGCACAGCTGGCAGAATGAGTCTTTATCGGACTCGCTCATAGGTCGCTCTTCAAGGTAGTCCACCTTGCAGTTATCACACCAAAATTCGTATGAAGCCATTTGTTCCTAAAGTTTAGATGCGGCAGGGGGTATTTTAGTCTGCCGCATAGATGTGTTCTGTGAATCGTTCTTATGAGTGATGCTAACGACATCTTACATAAATTATAGCATTTATCCGCGTTGATCCACATACATATTGTATTTTTGACATCTAGGGCAAGTATTTTTGTTGCCCCAGCATTCATAGTCGCAGTGCTGGCAGAAGAAAAAGCCTTCATATTCCATTGTGTAAGAAATCACAGGTAGCCCGCAACTGCAGATAAGTGTTACTTCGTAGATCTCGTCTTCGTCCTCGTCGTAGATCTCTACTCTTACCTCAGAACCTGCTTGTCCTGGAAGCGGTCTGAAGTCGTCACTACCCAACTGTTCATCCCATGCTTTGGTTTGTGTCCGGTTGCTTCTACGAAATAATGACTTCCACCATCCATTGTTGGATTTTGAACCCATAGCGTTGCGCCCCAATCTTCTAGTGCATCGTGGTGAAAATGATGCGTAACTAATACATCTGCATTTCCAACTGCGTGGCGATTTGCCGACATAGTTTTGAACCAGTTGAAAACTTTGTTTCTAATTCCATTTCCGGATCCTCGGCCATAAACATCTCCATGTGTTATTCCGTAAGTCCAACCCCTAATATCAGTAACTACCGACATCTCATGATCAGCTATCTCGAAAGATACATGGCTAAAGTTAGGGTCGTTTGCAAGACCAAGTTGAGCGATCTCAAATACTAAAAGATCATCGTTGTCACCTAGTTCAGTTTTGTAGCCATTGATTCTGTGCTCACCATGGTTTCCTGGAGCTACTATTACTCGAACTTTATCGAACATTGGTGCAAGGACATAAAGACCGTTCAGAATAGTTGCAACAGTTGTTTTGATTTGGTTTCTTCTACTCATGTCAATACCAAATGATTGCTGTGGATAAATCACACAACCTTCAACCATGTCGCCACCACCGATAACAACTAGTTCATCTAATGTTCTGCCAGTTTTGCGTAGCTCAGTAATTCTTTCTACCGCAGCTGTCATTGCATCGTCAAATCTGTTTAAGAACTCAGCAGTTCCGCCACCCTCTTTTTTACCAACCTGCCAGTCAGCCCAGTCAAGCACAAAAGTAGAATCTGTGCCTGCTGATGTTTTTGCTAACTTAGGTTTTGATTTTAGTTTTAATTCTTTTATTAGTTGAATAGGATCAACTGTATCTACGCCTTGTTTTCTCTTCTGCACAGAAAAAGCATAGGAATGCTTCCAGATTTTGCGATCTAAGTCGCGTGAGTAGTATTCGCTGTGGCGTTCGCGAAGCAAACCAACCATCTCAGTTTCTTCAGGGTTGTGCCCAAAAAGCTTTAGGACTGACTCTGGTGAAATGTCTGCTAGCGGAGCATCTAGCGCGCCTGTACGCAATTCGCCGGAATCTCCGTTCCAGATAATTTCGCGCATGTCGTCTTTATCAAATTGCTTCAATAATGGGTTTTTTGCACATTTAGTATTGTGTCTGCTTACAGTCGATCTACTAAAGTCATAAAGCTCTGCAAGTTGTCTTGTAGATTTTTCTAGCAGATTGCTTTCTAGCTCCCCGTTCGGCAGCATCGCACATATCTTACAAGTGGTCATTTTCATCCTTTTGTTTGTGTCTCAGATTTAATTTGTTGTCTTACTCAATTATAGCCGATCTATGGTGAAATAAACCCTAAGAAAGTTTGTGTATTGCACCGAGTTGATTACAGTTAGCCTTTTGCCCTGCAACAAAGCCCTGTTTTGTACTGTATTTATAAACCTATCTTCGGTAAAATCTTCCATAGACCAGACTCCATATCTTGGCCCCACATAGTCATATCTAAGCCATCTTTTTTGCCCCCATTCACCAAAAGACACTATCAAAGCTGAGTCTGCCTGCTTTATGGCTAGATCAAGGCATTCGTATGCAGAGCCATACGGATCAAGGTCTATTAGGTCAAACCTTTTACCCTCAAGGGTTAGTTTGCACAGGAGTTTTAGTGCATCAAGATGGTAGTCGGTATCAAACTTTTCGTCTTTATCATTTGTAGTTAGCTTCACCTTTGGGTACCTTTTATACCAACTGTCGCCAGCATAGAGGTCTAAAACAGTAACAGGCTCGACTTTTTGTAGGAAATCTTTGTTTGCCAAATATTTTACATCTCTAGTGTCTGAATTGTAAATATTCTTTACCTTTTTCACCCTTGCAAGCTTTATCTGCAAGGAAACTTCACTTCGCCCAATAGCTTTTGCTATTTGATCATTCTTGTAACCCAAAGCTTTTCTTTGAAGTATCCATTCAACTTCAGCATCTGTCCATATTCTAGGATTAGTTTTTACCGATCCATTTGACTTTATTGCATCGCCATAAAACTCTGCGGGCATTACTAAATCATTCATCTGGCCATCCAGCCTTCATGGTGGGGATATGATTTTCTTTTACTCTCAAATAAGCAACTGCATGCCTAACTGCATCTCGGGCGTGTTGCTGGCCAACTATGTAAAAGCCAAGCCGTTTGAGCGCATCATTATCGCAGAAGACTTTGTAAGATGGCGGATACATGACTACTTCTTGACTGGCTAAAGCATAAAGAACGCCAATAACATAGCATGGTTCAAGATTTACGCTGGGCATTCCGGGGCGAAGGCTAAATGATTCGCACACTATGACATCAGGATCGATACCTGAATTTAGGTAAAACTCTTTGAAACCTTTGTATCCACCTGCGATTTGACCATATTGAATTAGCTTTGACTGTTTTTCATCGTACTCGACAACTGCCCAACCAGTCGTGCCCCCAGGATCAAATGACAATATTTTAGTCATCTTTTTGTTCTTGTTTCTGAGCTTCAGTCATGATTAGCTGAAAGCACAGGGTAGCAAGGAGATCTCTATCGCCCAGCCTAAACCTACTGTAATGATAAGTAACTGCTTCCATGTCTTGCTTTACAAGTTCAAAAGGTGATTTTTTAGAATATAGTGGAACCAAAGAGATCGTCTTCTTTCTGCATTTGACTTTCTGCGTGAGCAAGCCTAGCTTCAATAATTGGTATGTATTCGGATGTTAATTCTATCCCAATAAAATTGAAGCCTTCAAGAATCGCTGCTTTTCCAGTTGAACCAGAGCCAGTAAAAGGATCTAATACAGTTCCGTTTGGTGGAGTAACGAGCTTTACAAGGTATCTCATAAGCTCTGTTGGCTTTACTGTTGGATGTGTATTTGATGCATCACCTTCATTACGATCTTTTTTATTTGCCTTAGATACATAAAAGAATCTGCTAGCACCGGCATTCTGTTGTTCTAATTCTTTTGCAGAACACCCATCGGCACAATCATAGACTGCAGTTGAAACAGTTTGTTCTGAGCTTTTATAGTCCGGTCTTTCTTTTTGTCCAAACCCAGTCCATTCTTCAGTCTTATTTATCACATAAGTTTCTTCTGCAAAGCCAGTTTGAACACAATTTTCTGTGTGAGAAAATACAGTATTAGCAGGCCAGCGACCCTGATCTTTTATATCAACAACAATCCTGTTTGGGTATTCTTCATTCCCCTGATTGTAATTATCGCCAGTGATGTTTGGATAGCTTGTTTGCTTTGTTTCGCCAGTTCCGGAACCAATCCTAGATGCATCAATGTTCATGCCACCAGTCCCATACTGCAATACATTTTCTACAACAGTTCCGATAAGTGGTTTGCGAGCAACAATAATAGGTTCAAATGATGGCTTTAGAGCTGTGCCCCAACCCTGCCAATCTTTAGCATTATCTGTATCTGCAACATGTCGCATTTCATCACGACTAGCTCCAAGCCCTTCCGGATCACGAAGATCTCTGTCGCCATATTCTCCAGCAACTTTGAAGGCTTTGCCAACTTTTACTTTACCGCCCTCAACCTTATCGATTGCCTTGCTGATGTTATGCGACTTTGGAAAACCTGAACTGTAAAGCCAAGCTATGCTATCTCTAATCTCAAAGCCAGCTAACCTGATAGACAAGGCACCGATATCCTGTGTGCGAGAACCAAAGAACGCAAGTAAGTGCCCACCCGGCTTTAGCACACGCAAACATTCATCCCAGACTGCAGGTGGTGGAACGAATGCATCCCAAGCTTTACCCATAAAACCTTTGGCGTTAGGGATGAATTCTCTGTCCCCAGCTATCCATTTAGCGATAGTATCTGCAACATAATCATTACTGCTAAGGCCGTAAGGTGGATCAGTAACAATCGAATCGATACTATTATCTTCAATGTTTTTTAGAGCATCTAAACAGCTTTCGTTTATTACTAGATAACTCATTTTATCTCCTTTATTTTTCTGCTAATAGAACTTTGATCTATCCCAGTCAGTTTTGAGAGCATTCCTTGAGATGTTCCATTTTCAATAATTTCTTTTGCTAATGCATAGTTTGTTGAACCATTTGATTTTGTGTAAAAAAGATCTCTGATCTTCTCTAAGTCAAATATGTAAAGATTGCCACCGGTTCTATCCGATTTTTTGCACAGCTTAGATATCCTTTGGCGAGAGATGGTGTTGTTAGCAATAGACTGTATTTGCCTGGCAGAAAATATACCATACTCACCAATATCAATAATGACTTTTATCAACTGCTCTTTATCCAATGTTTCTGCGCGATCCCTGATCCAGATTGCTTCATTGATAGCTCTAAGCCTATTTACATCTGCATCAACTTGCATTTGCGGTCTCCAAGAATATCTTTGAATTATCTACAACGATTGTTAGTCGTGCCTGCGATTTCAGAGCATCGATCATCTCATCAAACTCACGCTTACGCTTGTTTGAGAAACGCTTGTAGGCCTCTTCATAACGCAGACGACCACCCTTTTGTGCAATCAGGTCTTCAAGGGAATCGACTTCTCTTTGCCATTCTGATGCAGAGATAGCTCCAGCCATGCGCACAAGGTTTCTAAACCATTCTTCTGAGTAGTGAATTGCTACCAACATATGTTTTAGTTGCACTTCATCTGACCGGTCATACATAGCCAATAAGACTGCGCACTTCCAAATAGATAGAGCTAGACGCTGGCGTGAAGGCTCGATAGATTCTTCCTGTTCGTGCCCTTCGGTGTAGTTACCCATCTCCCATTTGAACGCGTTGAAGCGTTCTAGGGCTTCATCAGTAAGTCTGATTGGCCTTGGGAATGGCGCACCTTTTTTCTGCCAATAAAGGTAAGACTCGTAAAGGCTACGAATCATCGCATCCATTTCTTCATCTCTAGTAATAACTTCAACTGCATCTGCCTGCTGGATAGCTTCAGTTTGGTATGAACGATCTGGCGCATCAGCAATTACATAAATGAATCGAGCCAAGAAACCGCTACGGAAGTATTCTGTGGTGAGCACATCGGCAGTCTTGCTAGTGATCCCCATAAGGTACATCAAAAAGTTTGTTTCTGCTCTTTCAGACTGCATTCCACGCCCAGGAGTGGTTCCACCGGTTGAGCGGACTACAACAGGCACATGGCCATCATAAAGCTCTGTGAAGCGCTCTGCGGCTGTTGCCATGTAAGTCTTGTTGATAAAGTCCTTGAACATACCTTGGACTTCATCGCGGTGGAATAGTGATGTCTGCTTATCTCTTGCTGAGAGAAGCTTTACTAAACCTTCCGCAGTAACATCGGATCCGACATCAATCTGATAGCCAGCAAACTTTTCGTATTCTCTCACGACACGCAACATTAGTTGGCGTGAAGTTGATTTACGACTGCGTGTTGTTTCACCAAGAATCATGAACCAAAGGTTCAAACCCATTTTTCCATACTTAGGAACTGCATGGCCAGTATCTGAGAACGCAGAAGATAGCACTGTGAATGCGCTTGCAATCTGGTATTCATTAGCGGCATCAGTTTTCTTTGAAGCCCAGTCAATGTACTTGTCGATAAATGTAGGCGACTGAGCCACAATCTCTCGTTCTTCTTTAGTTAGGAAGTCAACCGGCTTTTCTGGTTCATCCGCAATTAGCTCTGCCTTGAACGCAGAATTGCCTTCAAGCGCATAAGTTTGTTCAGCTCTTTTTACTTCACGCCAAAGGTCGCCATCAGGATCTAGACGCTTTAGGCGGTCTGCGCGGTGATACTTGTTGCACTTAGCATGGCGCACAACCGAGAAGACTTCCTGTGAGCTTAGCCCTGCACGAAACAGCTCTAGTTGAAGTTTCCAAAGTCTGCGAGATAAGTCTGCTCCGGGTGGTGGCTCTTGTAGGTATAGAGAGATAATCTCGGGGTTGTTTGGGATCTTCTTGAAGATCTCGACAACATCAATGCTCTGCTCTGGCATAGGTTCCATTGATGGCTCAATAACTGCATCAACCTTGATGTCGTTATAGATTTCACCGACTTCAGCAAGCGTGTAAACAACACCATTAGTTGTTGCGCTTACTGTATAGCTTTTATCGTATTTGCGGTTGCTAGTATTTACAACGCGAAGTAGCTTTGTCGGATTCCATCCAGAGAGATCGCAACCATCGTCTTTGTGTGCGTAAGCAATCTTCTTGGCCATAAGAGCTACTTCTGCAGGCTCGTATGCGCGGTCAAGGATCCAATAGCAGTGCCAGCGATTAGGGCTGGTTTCAACTGAGATGCTTGGTGTTAGTAAAAACTTTTCTGGTGGGCAGGTATCTGCATCGGCATAAACTACTGAAACGCACTTAGCGTTTTCGCGAATGCGTCTTTGTTCATAAAAAATAATCGGCGAGAAGTAAACATCTTCGCTAGCAAATTTATTTGAGTAGTCAACCATGTCGTCAAGTTCATCAGGGTAGCTGAAAAACTTTTGCACAGTAGGTTGCCCATGCGCATCTTTAATTACTGCGGTCGCATAACCTGCAGACTGTCCTAGTATTAGTTCTAGGAATTCCTTAGTTTCCATTTGGTATATCTCCTTTTTTCCGTACCCCTATCAAGAATCGAACTTGATTACACGATGGAAAAGGAGAAAATCGTGTATTCCAAAAAGGGTTTGTATGCGTTTTATAGTAGACGCATCCCTACTGCCCATTGTAGCGAGAGCTATGCTACCAGGTTGCTCCGGTGTCTACTGGAGTTGCACCGAGGGTGCTTTTCAGCAGATCTTCCACCGGAAGTTCTGAGCCTGGCTCGAATCCAGAAACATTATTGTCTGCCGGATAGTCGCCCTGTGCCTCACGAATTGTTACTCGTGCACCCAGTGCTTTGCCAAGGAGATCCTTGGTTTCTGGAACTTGGAAGTTGCCCTTCATTGGAATGCCAAGCGCTTCAAAGAAGCTTTGGGTCTTCCAGAAGTCCCCTGCCACATAAAGTGGGATTAGGGTGAACAGTCTTCTGTTCTCGTACTGGCCTGATACAACCTTTAGTTGCACCTTCCAGCGTGGCTTACCAGCATTGTCGCCACTCTTCACAGTGTCCTGTTGAATGTCGTAAATGGTGGTTTCGTACTTACCCTTTGGTAGCGGTTCGTATGATGTTGATGATGCACTGCTCTGTGGCAGATTATCTGGGATGTTGATAAATGTACTCATGACTTTACTTTTCTCCTAGGTCTTTGATCATAGTCATAATTGTTTTCATGGTAGGCTCGTAAATTTTTGCTGGCAAACCAAAGCGGTTTCCCGATACGAGTCTATCTGAAGACTGGCAGTAAAGCACACGCTTTAGCCCTTCTTCAGTGCGTTCTGCAGTCATGTAACCGATAATATCCGGAATGGCTGGCAGGGTGTTCTTTGCTGAACCAGCAAGCATTGGCAAGATCTTTACCGCACCTGTTGATTCGTCCTTTTCATCCTGTGCGTGAGCAATCAGGATTGATAAGAATGGGGCAGAGTGGAGTTTGCGAGTGAGCTGTGTAGTCCACTCCTTCAAATCTCCCCACTTGCCAAATCTGTTGTTTTTGTTTTCAGGCTTTTCAGCAAAGAACTTTTCAGCACGATCCATTGCAACACCTAGGGTGTCAATGATTACTGTCTTGTACTTATGCTCCTGGGTAGTTAGACCAGTAATAACTGTTTCTAACTGCTCGTGTGTTTCGACATTGATTACATCAACATCTTTCCAATCGCGAGCGATAGCTGATGCTCCGCCTTCAACATCGATCAGCAAGACCGGTGAAAGCTCTGCTAGTTCTGCAGCTGAGTTTGCCAGCCATGTTTTACCACTCTTTGGATCTCCATAGAGCAGAATTGTTTTAGGCACATTTAGCTGTTCAGCTTTTTTGATGAACTGCGCAAATGGTAGTGCAGGAATTTGAGTTCCCATTTTATTCTCCTTATTGTTTGTGTTATTTGATGCTAACATACTTATTCGTTTATTACAATAACTTTTTTCAAAATTGTTAAAGTTCTAAAAAGTTTCCTTATAGACAAAACAATAATTACTGAGCTGATGGTTATAAGTATGTAACTTATTAGCATGGTTTTCGAATCAACTGCGGCTATGTAAAGTAAACCAGCAAAAGCTAACCTAATAAAAGCCATGACACAAATAGTTGTATATATCGCTAGTTTAGGGTTCATGCTGGATCCGTTACCTTGCATTTGAAACATTGTTCCTGTCTATTAAACTGTTCTGGGTCTGGATTTATTCCCAGATTTTCCCAAATTGCTTCTAATCTTTTCCATGCCATTTCAGCGTGTGCCTGCTCATACTCAAAAGTGTATGACCAAACATCTGCATCATTGGTTCCATCCCTGTTTATAAAAACCAGAGAACATGAATCGATTGGTGTTCCAGCTTTACCTAGACCCCATGCGTAGATCTGTGCTTGGGTGTAGTACTTCTGTAAGTTATACAATACACCGGCATCCTGACTTTCTCCAAACACGACACGCTGATATTTTCTAGTTTTATCTCTGGTGCTGGTCTTCCAGTCCACAATGTGTCGATCATCTACTAGCACAAGGTCGGGCTTGCTGTGAATCTCACCATAGCCTTCTAGTGTTCCCAGAAAGATCTTTTGCTCAACGACCGCTGAGGCTATCTCCGGCAGGTCTGACTTGGTTATCGCATCTTCTAAAAAGCTATGCGTGGCGGTGCCAATCTTGGCTCCTAACCAATACTTGAATGGTGCTTCTGGCATGCCAAGAAGCTTTTTTGCTAGATGATAGTCGCATGGATCAGAGAAGTCTGATGCGCCTATTTTCTTTTGTCTATCTCTATCTGACTCTTGCTTTAGTAGCGATAAAGTCATTTCGAGCATTCTATCGTTTGTTATCATTTTTCTCCTCTTGGATATCTGTGTTCTGTAAAATCTATTCCGCCCCAAACGCCAAATCTTTCTTCATTTAAAACTGCGAAGTCATAGCATAGCTTAAGCAAAGGACAATCTGCACAAAGTTCTTCACACTGATCTTCTGTAAGCACCCTAGTGCCACCGGAGTCGTTTTCAAATCCAACATTGTCATAATCAGTATAAAAGTATGGATTATCTTTACATGGCCAAAACTTTACTTCATCCATGGCTTCGTGCAGCTGACTATATGCAGTTACGGCTTCTTTTTTTACCCCTAAAAATACAGGCCTTTCTGCCCCTTGTCTTTTAATCTTGTTCGTCATAATTGCCATAGTCCTCTATGTAATCTTCTTTAAGATTCTCTATTAAGACCATAGCGTAGAATCCGGCAAAAAGCAATACTGAAATAAAAATTATTACAGCTGTTATTGTCAAAAATACATTCATTTTACATTCCCAATGCAATCATCATCGATTCAAGTATTTTGTCCGCATCTTCATTGTTCTGAACAAGTGCAACCATCGAATCTAGCAGCTCCTGATTGGATATATTTCTTAAGTGAATAGCATATTCTTCCGGACTAAATGTTGGTGGATCAAGTTTGTTATCGTTCACCCAGGCTAAATAGTTTTCAATGAACTGTATTTTATCTTGCATCTTCGTTCTCCTGTATTCTTTTAATTTCATCTTCAATGTAAAAGATCGCTTTACGAAGATCCTGGATAGTTGTGTCTTTATTTTTTAGTCCAGCTCTCCAAAGGTATTTGAATGCGTTGCCAATGTTAAAATTCCTGTGTCTAGTTATTTCAATGCATTCAACGCCACTAGGGTCGCTAGTGTAATGCACAGGGTGATTTACTGCATCATTTTTCATTGTGATTCTCGCAATTTTCAATAGCTGTTTGTTCGGTTGTGTACTGCGACCAACAGTTAGTTTCAATTTTGTTGTTTAATATTAGAAATAACAAAATCAAAAGTATTGAAATAAAAACTATTAGAACTAATTTAGCTTTCATCTGTTTCTCCCTTGATAATAGACACTACATAGTCAAACATCTCTTGAGAGATATAATAACGCTCACCCTCGTATTCTAGTGCCTTGATGATGCGTTCACGTTCGCGCTCCGCACCCTGATCCCTATAAAGATCTCGCACACTATCTGCGTTCTCAAAACGATTTTGATCAGTCATTATTTTGCCACCAATGCAACTGTAAGTATCGAAGCAAAAGCAAATATAACTATCGGCCCTAATGGAAGATGCGTGATTGAACGCTTTAGCAAAATAACTATTGTAGCTAAAAAGCCCAGAGCAAGCGATATAGGTGCCAACAAAAGTGCGCCTAGTGGGGTAAACCACGCTAAAAGCATTGTAAGTCCAGTCAAAAGTTTTACATCACCCATACCGATATGGTTTTTATAGTTCATAAATACACCTAGAACAAATACAACAAATGCTATGCCCAGTGAAATTCCAAAAGTTGCCCAAGCCGATGTCAATATCGCTAACGATAGCTGTGATACAAAAGTGATTGAAATCATCGGCAACACAATCTTGTTCGGAAGCCTGTGTTGCTTCATGTCAATTACTAAAAGTGGTAATGCTGTTACTGCTATATATGCTACCGGCAGTCCGGTGATTATTGTTTCTAACATGATCTCTCCTTAATCATTATTTTCTGTGCACCATGCACATCTTTTACCATAGCAAGAACATTCTGGATCTCCGCATGGATCGCATTCGCATTCGGTAATCTCATTACCATCTTCATCTATAATCATTATTTTTCTCCTAAAATAAGCTGTGTTTTCTCTTGTTCAAGAACCCTTACAAACCTAATCTGACTTTTTGAATAGTTGCTCAAAGGTTCAAGAACTGTTGTTCCATACATCAGATTAGCATTTACTACCATGTTTTGTCCAGCATAAATTGCAGAATGATAAAAGTTTTTTGAACCCTGATAAGCGAACACAACAATGTCGCCAACATTAGGTTTAGAAACTCTTTTACCAATATGTGCCTGCTTGTTTGCTGAATGAGGTAGCTCCATGCCAAAGTGCGTGTAAGTCCATCGCACCATGCCTGAGCAGTCCCAGCCACGAGTGTTTGAACCTGAAAATACATAAGCAGTTTTGTTTACGCGAGAGATCAGAGCTTTCACTGTTTTTTGCATCATCGCATAATTCTTCTTTTCTTTAGTTATCTCCAAAAAATTATTTGACTCAAGAAACACAGTTGGCTTTTTTACATCAATAGAATTGTTTAACGCTGGTGTTGCGCATCCAGTCAAAACAAATGTTGCAACTCCTAATGATAGAAACATTTTTCTCTTAGACATTATTCCCACTTCCTTTCTTTTGCTCCACGAAGAATTCTAGTTCCGATATCTGACAAAAACAAGATCCCCTTAGTATCTTTTGCAATCACATATTCCTTGGTCATAACGCGCGTGATGTTCAATACGCGCTCTCTCTCCGCCAGCACACCGGTGATAAAGATCTCGCGTTGCCCATCGGTCATATCAGCGTAAAGCATCTGCAGCTCCTGTTCATTCATCAAATACATCCAAAAATTCATTTACACCAAGTCGGTTATATGTTGCTTGCGCTTGTGGAGCAATTTCTTCATCTGCATCTCTGCGCAAGCTCCTGTTCATATTCATCTGATCCACCAAAAGTTTAGACAACTGACCCTCGTCATAAGTGTCCTCAGCAATAATTTCATATGAAACAACAGCCCTAGTTTGCCCACGCCTATCCAATCTACCCATTGCCTGCTCATTTAGCAACCTATTATCGTCTTTGGATAGCCAGACCATCGTTGAACAGCGTTCTTGCAGTCCATCAGTGCCCTCACCAATTGCGGCAATTACACCTACAATGAACTGAATATCACCAGCAATAAAGTCTTCTAGAGCCTTGTCGCGCTCCTTTTGAGGTGCCTGACCTGACCACTCAAAGGCGGTAAAACCAGCCTTGGCTAACCTCGCAACAACTACCTTGGCAAACTTCTGGCTATGTGTAAGTACCAGCATGGCATCACCATCAGGGTGGTCTTCAATAATGTTGAATAGTTCATCGATCTTTGAAGACTTGCAATCATCGGCAAAATAAACAACATCATCAGGACTAATGCTTGGCGTACCTAAAGTTATCTGTCGCAACCTGATGCGTGTAGCAACCGGAATTTCCGCAGTCAATGGATGCTCACCAAGCCACACAAGAAGATCCTTTTCCATCTTTCTGTATATCCTGCGTTGTTCTGGAGATAGCTGTACTGTGCGTTCGATAGAAACAAGACTTGGTAAATCTGCATCCATGCCATCTGGGTGGAACTCACAGCACTCCTCGCGTTTTAGGTGGCGAATGTAGCATGGAATACTTTTAGCAATCTCCCCAGACTTCTTCTCACCAACAACAATCTGACCAGCAAAATAATCTGGCTTAGTTAGGCAGTAGGTATTTACCCAACGCCAAAAAGATCTTCCAGCTATATCTGGATATATCCAGCGCAATACAGACCAAAAACCTTCAATACGATTACCAGCAATTGTTCCAGACATTCCAATGCGTTGTTTAGCTTTTAGAGTTAAAAGCATCTTGGCAGTTTTACTATCGCGATTTGATGCTCGATGGATCTCGTCAAACACTGCAAGATCTGGCGTAATGCCAATCCAAGTCATAGTCCTAAAGAACTCTGGACTAATCAAATACCAACCAGACTCACTGTTCTCGATGCCTGCCATCGCCTGATGCCCTTGTGGTGATGAATTTATGTATTTCACTTCCGCATCTGGGATCTGGCGCAAAATAGTTTTGTGCCAAGCTCTCCGGTGCGTTCCCTTTGGAGCAATAACTAGCACACATTCTGCGCCAATATGTTTGGCAACTTCAATTGCAACAAGTGTTTTACCGCCACCAACCTGCGTTGCGATAACACCTGTTCCGCCATTGTTGGCAATTTGATCTATATCTCTCTGTTGGTATGGGTAAGGCTTAAGTGGCTCTTCCATTCTGTTCCTTTTCAAAATTATTATCTTCATGGCAGGCGCAGGTGCAAGTCCAAGACTTGTCATACCAATTTATTGTGTGCCTGCACTTATCGTGGGTCTGGGTGTGGCAGAACCCCGACACATATTGGGGCTCCACCTTTTCCACAGACATTATCTACCTAATGCGTTTAGGATATTGTTTAGCAAATTGTTGCGGTAAATTTGTGTTATCACCGCAAGGTCGCCATCAATAAATTCAAGCTCACCATCAGGGCTAACAGACATAAACGCAGATCCTGTAAAACCACTGTCGCCAACATCAGTTAGATAGACTTGGCAACTGTTCTCAGACATGACATCGATCTTTAGCTTTTCCGCACCAATAATGCTGGCATTAACTTCAGTAAAGGTCGGTCCAAGTATCTCCTGAACAGTCTTGTAGTTGCTCGTACCGATTGCTTTACCCAATTGGGTCTTAGGCACACCTGCTTGAACCGCGTAGCGTAAAGCGTTGTCGCGTTCATTCTTGATGTTTTCTAGGCGGATGCCAAGCTCACGCTTTAACTCTGCTTCAATGTTTGCCTTAGCAATTGTGTAGGCTAGGTGTTTTTCGCGCACAGTTTCTAGCGCGGATCTTGCTGGCGGTGATAACTTCATTTACTTCACCGACACCAACAAGGTGCTATACGACCTGCTAATCATGTTCGTTAGCATCACGAAGTCTAAGGTCGTTGCCTTGACTTTGACGATGCCCACAAGTTGATACGGATCTTTTTTGACTGGCTTCAGATCGATTGACTGAACCTCATAGTCGTCAAACTTGAAGCTGTCGCTCTCTCCTGCAATCTCGTATCTAATCTTTTTATCTTTAATGGCATCAATGGCGTAGCCAACAGTTTCGGCGTTGCCAGTGATTTTTATATTTTTAATCATTTTATTCTCCAATGTTTGTATTTGTAGTGAACAGTTTACACACATGTTCAGGTGATGTTTGACTAACGCAAGCCCTGTGATTTACTCTTACGAAACAGGGGGCTAGGGGAAGTCAAGTATATTTAGCGATTACCAGTCGCCAGCACCTGTGTCTGCTGTGTTCATAACACCACATTCTACACATTCTACATAGACTTCTTCATCTCTGCGACCGGCAACTGCATCAACATTCTCGTTGTACACTTCGCACGACTTGCATTCGAATGAAACACTAACCTCAACTTCATCATCCCAAGGGGTTGAAAGTTTCCAGCCATCGTAGCCACCGCCAATATCATAACTCATAATTACACCCCACAATTGTTGCATGAGCAACTGTGTGGAGCTGGCAGATCTTGCGCAGGGGTAGCGTTAGGCGTGTAAGTTGTTCTAGTAAACACCGATGATCCGTAGTTCATGTCGTGCCCAATGCTTGTGGCTTCGACTTCTACTGATGTCCCACCGCGTTCACCATTGTCCCAGTCGCGAATGCGTAGGTTTCCGGTAATAACAACGCGGTCGCCCTTGCTAGCGCTCATAGCAACATTTACTGCTAGGGCTCTAAACGAAGTGATGGTAAACCAATTTGTGTTATCGTCGGCTTCTGAAGCTAAACGGAACGATGTAATCGGCAGACCATCTTGGGTTACAAGATGGCGTGGTGTTGTGGCTACTAAGCCGGTGATAGTAATTTCTGACATAATTTTTTCTCCTTATTTATTGTCGTATTTCAATGCTACACTAAAAATTGCATTTATGCAAATCTAGTTCTTGAAGTCCCAAGTCAATTGGTCAAGCAATTCACAGAGATCGTTCTCATTCACGACCGCATCCTTGAATGCCTGTGAACAATCACACGCAAACCAGTCAATCTCATAGCCATCAAAATCTGAATGATAAAGTTTGATAACCACAAGCTCGGGCGCATCAGCATCTGGTGCAGTCCACTCAAAGCGGATCAATCTGCTCCACGCCAAAGTTTCCTCTTGCGAATGCTTTATTGCGATGTTGTTTTCCTTGATGTCATTATTCATTGTTATCACCAAGAACCTCTGTTAGCTCCCAGATGCGATGAACCAAAGCATCTAGAATGTTCTCTTTGGCATTTTCATCCCAACCAATGTCCTGTTCAAGATCCGCGATAACCTGCTTATAGGCTAATACTAATTCCGCATTACTCATTTGTTTCTCCTTGCTTGGCTTCCACCATTTGATTTAGCATGACGCACACTCTCGCAAGTGTTTCAATAACATGCTGGTTAGTTTTGATCTCTGCATCACTGGTCGCTTTACGCCAGCCACCGAACTTCTCGTCATAGATGGTATCTACATTATCGATGTCTGCGCTAACGCTAAACATTCCGGTGTGCAGGTTGTAGCGCACGACTGTATTGATGTCGAACGGATACTGCTTACCCAGCGTCTTTTGGAACGCAGGATGCTTCGCCTTAGCTTCGGCAATTTTTTGCTCTTTAGATTTACTCATTGTTTTCTCCTTGTAAGGTTAGTGCTTCTTGTTCGGTTAGTTCTCTTACTGCAAAAGGATCAGATAACATCTCCGTACCTTTTACAAAAATTATGTCGCAGTCCTGCAACTCATTCACATTGGTTTTGCCATTCAAAAATTCCCTAGCATCTTCAATAGTGTCTGCATCAAACACAATTTCGTATTTTGCGGTCTGCCACATTGTTATTGCATACTTAGCCATTTTCATCTCCATAACATTCGGTACATCCATAACCCTCTACGAGTTCGTAGAGATCTTTATCTTCATCGAGTACCCAACTTACCGCTTCTGGGTAAGTAGATACTGTGATACGATCCACAAATCGACCAGAGCCGAATGATGTGTCCTCATAACACCATACACACTTATTGCCAATATCCAAAATCACAGGTTGAACTCGCTTTCAACTGCGGTCAAAAAGGTCTTTACAGCTTCGCCATACGCTAAAATAAACGCAAGGTTCTTGGCATCAACAGTAGATACAAAGTTGTCGCTATCAGTGCCGACACCTGTAATCAGCACATTACCGCGGACTACATCTACTTGGTTTTGATAAATAGTCCTGATAATCATTGTTGCAATCGGGTTAACTGGCAAACTGTGGTAGTCCGCATCGTCCTTACTGCTCCAAATAACTTCTGGGCTAGCGGTTAGGTACACTTCCCAAGGCTCAGGAGCCACCACAAACGACTTGATGAAGTCATGGGCAACAACTGCCGGTCGAGGTAAACCAACCTGCATCACCTGCCCCTTAGTAGTAATGGCAATAGCCTGCTTGATATCTTGTTCAGTCATTTTGTTCTCCAATCGAATAGTCAATAAATAGTGCAAAGATCAGTGCGCCCATCACCCAACCAGTGAGAGATGCCTGCCCTGCGAGTTCGTGATGCAACTCAAAGTTATGCATGTTCTGCACCATCTGGATCACTGTGAATAGCCAGTGCCCAGACATCAGTAGCAATAGTCCAGCAAGAATTAGTCTAAGCATTAGGCAACTCCCAATCATTAGTTAGCGCGACAATCTCTTGATACTTCTGCTGAATGCCTGCAAGCAAGCTCTCAACATACTTGGCTTCGAGCACCATTGCCCCTGTGTGAGCTTCTGGTAGTGAACGACCTGTACCAAACCATTCAGCAAGGTTGCTAGCCATCATCTCGATGTCAATTTCGCGGTCAAGAATTTCAAGTTCAACTGCATCAGTCAATTTACGCATTACCGACCACCGCCTGAGTGTTTTCTAGGCTTGACTTGATGATGTCAATTAGGGTGTTCACATTCACGCCATTGTTGATGTCGTTCTGTGGCCTTACCTCCATTTGGTCAATCTGCTCAAGTGCAAAGATCAGTGAACGCCACTCACCCATGCGCATTGCCACCGGCTTGTGTTCTGCCCTAGTCATGCCATTAGATTTTGCGCGCTCCTTTGAAGTAGCGAGCACTACCATGTTCTCAACCTCTGCGTTGATAAAGTCGGCAATGACATTATCAAAGTTGGTAGGTTCTGTTTGTTTGCCCAAAAGCTCCACCATGTCGGCAGGATCGATATCTGATGTGGTTGTGCCTACAACTTGGTAGACCTGTGTTTCGTCGTCGAAGCCGACAACTGTGTATAAGGTGTTTTTCATTTGCGTATCTCCTTGTTGTTGTGTTGTATTTGTTTCAGGTGAAGTCTGGTTATTGTTAAAGTCTGCGACAACGCCAAAGCTAAGGTCGCATGTACCGCATTCGCTAGATGAACTAACGCCATCCTCGTAAGGCGTATCTGCGCCACAGGTTGAGCATTGGTAGATGCAGAATTGGCATGTTTCATTGTAGTCATAGTGGACTGGGTTATCACCGCAGTAAGCGCATGTTGGGTTCATAATTCTCTCCTTGTTGCATCGAATGTGGGCGACCATATTCAATGAATTGTTATGTTTTGTATTATTTATTGTTGTAATAAATATAATACACTATTTTGGTTTATTATTCCTAATAATACAAAATGTTGATAAAAAAGTTATTCTTTTGTTATTTAGTTGTTTTTGGATCAATTTTGCTCATTGAATATGGTTAGAAATTGGATAAAAGCTAACCACATCCAATGAAACTGATGAAGATCTTGGAACATGCTATCTATATACATTATATATAATTATATTATTTATATAAATAATGTATAGAGGGGGCTAGTCCCAAAAATCTCTATCGGTCTGGTCGGCAAAACTTGAGTAATCTCTGCGACCACGAATGGGTGGTAAATAGCCCATCTCGACTAAATCATCGAATGAACCCATGAACTGCCCATCAAGGTCAAAGTACTCACCGAACTCATTTACAGTGTAATTCTCGACCGGTGGAAACTCGCTGACAAGACTTGGAACATCGCCATCATACTCCTCGTCATACCAATCAGCTGGGATAAATACATCACCCAAATCTGATGCAACATAACGACCGCCAGCTGACGGAACTGCGCAAGTTGGATCAGACTTATTGCCCGAAGTCATGTTGCGGTAATACGAAGTTGAATAATTAAACTTCTCTTCATACTCGCGGTTCTGCGCAGGCAACGCTTCTACTGTGTCAAGACGACCAGCTCGAACAGTTAGCAATGTGCGTTCCGGAACATTCTCTAAATAGATTGGCTTCTGCCCGATAGCCTTGAGCGCAGACATAAGAATGCTCTCTGTCGATGCGAACACGAACGAACCATCTTTTAGCTGAGCAACACACAACGGACTGTGTGAGATACGCGCAACCTTAAGGGTCATGCGTTCAGCTTCGTCAAGCCATGCAACGCTAGCATCGCCATCGAGCATCTCTAACTTAGACAAGTCATTTGGATATTGAGATAGCAATGCAGGGATAACAGAACTGTCTACCTCTGGAAGTTTGGCATCGATGTAATTGCGGACTGTGTTGTGGTTATAGATCACGCCATTGTGTACTAGGGCAATCTGGCTATCCGGAGATAGAACAGGGTGGTTATTAGCCATAACCTTGATAGACCCATGAGTAGCGTAGCGAGTGTGCAAGACTGCAACATGGGCTTCTTTGGGCATAGTCTTAAGGTTAAGACGAGCACCAGCGACATCATTCTTGAATAAGCCTGAGCCAGCTTTTGACTGCCAAGCGAAACCTGATGCCTGATTACCGCGGACATCCATCTCTACAAGTAGAGCATGAGATAACCTGCGTGGATTGATTTTTGAATTGTTTGATAATGAGAAACCTGCGATTGAACACATATGCATCACCTAGTCCTTTTCTTGTTAGTTGTGAATTGTTATTACATTATATAGTTTAGTCGAATTCTGGTTGGTTGTCAAATTGAGTGGTTGATTAGAAAGCGGGGGAGCAACCTGATCCAACCAAAAATCATGCTCAAGTCCAGCTGAAAGATATAAAACCGGAGAGAGTGGTTGCTCACCCTAGCGCCATTATTTGCGCCTAAGAAGATTATGACAGCTTTACATAACATTGTCAATACGAAACGCCCAAATAAATAAATAAGTTTCAGCTTGACAAAGATCTCCGGCCTGTGTTATACGCGTGTGCGCCTGCTCCTTATTAAGATCCGCGAATTCGACCAATTTAGGAACTCGCGCTCG